GGGCTGGCTTGCGGCGGGCGCCCCGGTGGCGCACGATGGTGACCGGGGCGGCGCGGGTCATTTGTCCCCGCGCGTGCCTTCAGGCGTCATCACCGCTGGGGCGCAGATGCCGCCGGTCCAATGCTGGAGGGCACCGAGCCGGCCGGCGAGCTCGCCAGCCTCTGCCGCCATGCCTCGATATTCTCCCGCGCACGCTCCGAGTAGCTCTCTGAGGGTGCCGGCCTGCGCATCAGATCCGCAGGCACTGTCGGCATCGTCGGCGGCACGCTGGGCGGCGGCAAGGTCGTCATACAGCCGGCCAGCAGCATCGCGGGCATGGTCAGCAGCGGCGCGCTCTTTGCGCGCCTGGGTGGCGTAGGCATCTTGAACCCCTTGTGCTTTCGCGCCCAGCCGGGCGGTGATGCGCTGCGCCTCTTGCTGCGCCTCCAGTTTCTGGGCCAGCTCGGCGGCCTGCTCGATGGCCGCAGCGCGGCCCGCCCGCCAGTGCTCAGCCCAGGCCCCCGCACCCAGCAGGCCCACGCAGGCCAGCAGCGTGCCCACCAGGCGCCAGGGCACGGCGAAGGGCAGCGGGATCATGGCGCGGGCGCCCTGAATATGTCGATCGTCACCAGCTCGCGCCGGCGCTGGGCATCGTTGATGCGGGCGAACAGGTCATTGAACGCCAGCACCGATTGGCCTACAGACTTGCCCAGCCGCACCCGGCCGGGCAGCAGGCAGCCCTCGGTGTCTTGCGCGGTGTTGCCCGGGTGGATGCGCACGCCCTCGAAGCCAGGCACCGCCACCAGGATGGGCAGCAGCCGCTTGAATCGGGCGCTCATCGTCACCTCGATTCGGTAGTGCCCCGTGGGGATGGCCGTTTTGCCGGGCACCTTCCACGCCTCCACCGGCTGGCCGGGCACCTCGCGCACGGCGTCCTCACACACCCAGCACACAAACGCACCGTCGCACGCCAGCGCGCCAATGGTCACATCCGCATCCTGCTGCACCCGCTCAAGCTGCATCTTCATGGGTCACCTTCTCCTGGATGAACAGCCGGCCGACAATGCCCGACACCAGCAGGAACGCCACGGCGCGCATGTACCAATCAGGCGAGAGGGTGGCCTTGAGGTCTTCAGGGATTGCTGGCCAGGCGGCCAGCATCGCAGCCCCCCAGCCCATGGCGTTCACTGAGTACATGCGCCACGCGCGCCGCCATTGCGGGATGAGCTTTGGCTTTCTCATTTCCAGTGGCTGATGACCCATGACACAGCCCCTCCGAAAGCACCTGCGATGCCGATGCCGGCCCAGATGGCGCCGCGTGATTGGTTGGCCAGGCCGAGCAGCGTCTTCACATCTGCCGATAGCACCTCCATCTGGTCCTTCAGCCCCTTCACCTCGGTTTCGAGGCGGCCAAATTCGCGCGGGTCAATCATGTCTGCTTCCATCTTGATAATCTGTTCAGCCAGGTAGTCGATCTGCCGCTCCAGGTTGCTGGGCTGGCGCCTGTCGGGCGTGGTGATGGGCTCTTGCCGCGTGCGCCGCTCCACGCTCCCCCACGGGGTGCGGGTGATCTGGTCTGCCATGGGCGCACCCGGTCAGCCAGGCAGCGCAGGCCACTCGATCGCATCGGGGAAGCCGGGTTGCAGCGGCACATCACGCAGCGCCTGGCGGTAGGCGGCCCACTCGGGCGGCACGGGCTGGCCGGTCTCGGCGGCACGGGTCACCACCCAATCGGTGGCAGCCAGCTGGCCGGCGCGGCCTCGTCTCGCGTTGCGCGCCAGCGCCTGGCGCTCGGCGGCAGGGTCAGGTAGCGGCAGCTCGCAGCACACCAATGCACCGCTCTGCAGATCCACCCGCTGGCGCCGCCAGTCGGTAACGCCTTCCACAGGCAGCAGCCCGGGCGGCGTGTTGTCGGCAAGCAAGCGCGCTGGGCCGCTGTAGCTGCGCGAGCTGATGACCCCGGTCTCCGGGTCATAGAAATTGGCCTTCATCGCGCGCCCTCTCAGCGTTTCACGGCAGTGATCCGAACCATGGCGCCGTTGGTCGTCAGCGTGCCGGTCTGCCCGGTGGTGACCGATGAAATCTGCATCGTCAGCGTCACATCGATGGTGTCGCCGGCCCCCAGCGTGTAGGTGTCGGTGATGCTCTCGACCCAGCGCACATCCGTGCCGGAAACGGTCTCGTGCGACTCCCAGGTGCCAGGCCCGCCGACGTAGCCGCCGCCGTTGATCTGGTAGGGCAGCAGAGACAACACCGACACCGGCGTGGCCCCGCTGGTCACCGTGAGTTCGCGCACCGCGAAAGCCGAGATTTCAAGCTCCACCGCTGCCGCCGTGGCGTTGGTGTAGCTCGTGGTGCACAGGTTGCGGTACAGCGGCGGCGACGCCGGCATCGTGAAGTTGTAGACATCGCTGGCATCGAAGGTTGTCACCATGTCGGTGGCCGCGCCATCCGCCAGCCTGCTGGTGGTGATCAGAATCCCATCGTCCACGGTCACACTCAGCGTGTCGCTGGTCACGCTCAGCACGCCGCTGAAGTTTTCATGCCTCAGGCGCAGGGTGTAGGTGCCGTCTGCCGGCCACGCCCAATCGTAGGTGTCAGCCCGGCCCCGGAAGATGCGGGTGCCGGCGCCCCAGCTGCTGCCGTGGCGCACCTCACTCACCGCATAGTCACCCTCTGTGCACTCATCCCAGGCGATGCGGATGGCGCCTGCAATGGCCGTGGCTGCCAGCCCGGTGGCGTTGGCCGGTGCGTCACTCTTGCCCACCACGTTGTGGGTGATCTGCGTGCAGTCCACGCTCTTGCCCACCGCACCGATGGCCCGCGCCCGGATCAGGATCACCGTGCCATCCTTCGGCCCGATCAGATACCACTGCACGCGGTCACCCGGCACGCGCACCGTCTGCCAGTTGTCGCTGCCGGCGGTGCGCCAATCAATTTCTACGCCACCGGTGGGCTCGATCACGCGCGGATCGTCCACCGCATCCCAGGTCACGCTGACCCGGGTCACCACGGTGCCATCGGCCTGCTGCAGCAGGTGCGTGGTGCCACTGGCCGCCGCCAGCCCGGTGATGGGGGCCACGCTCCACGGGTCAGGCAGGCGGGTGTTGGGCGCGGGGTCTGCGGTGGTGAACTCCGCATCCATGTCGAACACGCTGCTGTCGGTCTCGCGCAGGGTCAGCAGAATGCCGCCGTCCAGCGTCCAGCCGTCCTGGCGCACCTCGTATGCCTTGTTCACCAGGCCGAAGCGGGCCAGGGTGACGTTGATCACGTCGAAAGGCTCGGCCTGCCATGCGCGGTAGTTGCACTTCACCTGCAACACCTCGCCCTGCCGGTCTGCCCGCAGCCTGCAGGCGCTCACATAGCCGGCCTGGCCCTCGAAGGTGATGGCGCCGTAATCCACATCGGTGGGCAGCTTGCCCTTGTCCAGCGCGATGTACGCCGCCGGCTCGATCGGCTGAAACGGCACAGATTGCCAGTTCTGGCTGGCATCGTAGAACCCGCCCCGGATGCAATTCACCTTGTCATCGCGGGCCAGATCCATCTGGCTCTGCACCGGCGCATCGCCCAGCAGCCAGCTTTCATCGAGCGTGAGCACCGGTGCCCGCCACGCGCCGGCCTTGGTGCGCAGCTTGCCGTCTTGGTAGACCCACTCGCCACCCATCGCGGCGCACAGATCGGTGAGCACATCCACCGGGCGCTGGTCGGTGGCGGCCACATAGCCGGCGGTGTACAGCGGGCGCACGTAGTCCACACCGCCCACGGTGTAGGTGGTGCTGGCGTCGCAAATGGTGGCCTGCGCGCCGTTCCAATCGGTGTCGATCTGGCTCCACGGCAGCCGCCCGCCCAGCGGGTGGGTGGCAAAGCTGTCCACCAGCAGCGCCGGGTTCTCGCTCCAGGCGCCGGGGTCGGTGGCGTCGCCGACGTCACCCTCCCACAGCTGGGGCAGCAGCAGCATCACCGTCTGGTCGATCACCGTGGCATCGGGGTACTGCAGCGCCAGGCGCATGCCGGCCTTCACCGCGCCGGCCGCCAGCGCGGCGTCAGTCACCTCCACCCAATCCTGCTTGCCCTCCACCATGGCAGCGGTCAGCGTGGTGCTGCTCTCGGCCGTGGCCGTGCCGCCGCTGTCATAGCGCAGCACCTGCAGGCGCGGGAAGCTCCACACGCTCCAGGCGCTGCCACTCACCCGGCGCACCTGGGCCCGGCAGCTCCAGGTGTCGCCCGGCGCGGCGGCCGGGGCCACTGCATCGGGCGTGGGCGTGATGTACACCGTGCCGGCCGCCGTGGTGGTGCCGAAGATGCGCAGGCTCAGGTAGGGCAGGCCGGTGAGCTCGTCAGTCCCGTAGCCCACCACCTCGCTGCTCAGCCCGTTGCTGACATTGCGGCTCCACCCCGTGGGCAGCGTGCCGGGCGTGCCCAGCACCGCGCCGCTGCACAGGGCATTGGGCACATCGTTGATGCGGTGGTCATAGCAGCGCAGGCCCTTGACAGCGGCTGACACGTTGGGAATGCCGCCGCTGAAGGCCTCGCGGTCATAGTCCAGTTCCACCACCAGCTTGGCCACACCGGCGCCCCGGTGGTCCGTGGTCCACTGCCCGCCCAGCGCGGCCACCATGGCACTGTCTGCCGCATCGTCCATGCGGCCCAGGTACTTGCGCACCCGCGCCAGGCTGATGCCGGTGGTCCACTGGTAGCTGATGTAAACGGTGGCGCCGGCCGTGCCGGTGAAGGTGACGTTGACCCCCACCACGCTGGTGGGCGTGATTTCGTTCTGGCCGCTGTCGCCCAGCTCTTCCACGATCTTCACGCTGCCGCTCACCGGCGTGTGCGCCAGCCCCACCACCTGGCTGCTGCCGGTGGCCACCGTGCTCTGCTGCGCGGCGAACACGCCGGTGGGCTTGTACGGGCACGGGTCTGGCTGGTAGCGGATCTCGCACCGGCCCACATCGGTGGCGTGCGCGCCGGTCACGGTGACATCGTTGCCGGCCACGCTGGTGCCCAGCGTCATGGTGGTGGTGCCATAGCGGGCGATGGCCTCCACCGTGCCGCTCTTGGGCGGGCCCTGCAGCGTGAAGGTGTCGCTCGCGCTGCTGATGCTGAAGGTTTCAAGCCGGTTGATGCCGATCACATTGCCGGAGCCGTCCAGCACCACCTCTTCATCGTCGAAGTACACGGCCCCGATTTCAGCCACCTCGTGCGCGGCGATCGCCACCACGAACACCAGGTGTTCGCGGTCAGTTCCGTAGCTGCCAACGTAGGCCATGGGGCCGCTCACGCGGCGCTGGCCCAGCACCACGCGGCGCGGCTCCAGGGTGCCCCGGCTCATCAGGTAGCGGTCACTCTGGCTTCGTGCCCAGGCCTGGCGCGCCTTGCGCTCGGCCGCCACCTGCTGCTGCTTGGCCGCGCCCAGCGCCGCAGCCGCCACGATCACCTCGCTGGCGAAGTACAGCTCCGCAGCGGTGAATGTCATCTCCGTGCCGATGGCCGTGGCCACGTACTCGATGGCGAAGTAAACCGCCTCAGCCATGGGGCGCCCCCACCTTCCACGCGCAACGCGCCGCCCGCGTGGGCCAGCGCACAAACCCCTCACGGGTCGGGCAGAGCCACGCCGCGCCATCGTGCACGGCCAGCCAGCCGCGCCCGCCGTGCTCGATCAGGCCCACATCGCCCGCGCCGGCCAGCGCCGGCTTGCACTCGGGCCCGCCCAGCGCGCCCAGCGCCCGCAGGCCGCCCAGCGCATCGAGCAGGGCCACCGCCTCGCCCTCGGTGCTGTAGGTGCCGCGCCAGGGCACGGCCAGATCCACCCCGGTGGTGGCCAGCACGGCATCCGCTGCCCACAGGCAGCAGTCATGCACACCCCACTCGAACGGGCGCGCCTGCGCCGCATCCAGCAGGGCCTGCAGGCGGCTGGGCCAGTCTTTGAAGCGTTGCATGGCAGCGGCCTACTTGTGTTTCAGGAACCAGCTCTGAGCGGGGAACACAATCCGCCGCTCAACCTGCGCGTTCTGGTGCTGGAAGAACAGATCCCCCGGCGCGGTGCCTTGCTGGTCTTCGTGGGTGTAGAGCACGCCGCTGGGGCGCAGCAGATCGCGCGTGCCGCTCTCGCTGGTCACGCTGATGGCGGCGCCGTCTTTGCCGTCCGCGATGCTCAGCACATCCAGCCAGCCGGCGTAGCGGGTCACCACATCGGTGAAGGTCTTGGTGGCCAGGCTGTAGATGGCGGTGCGCAGGCGCACCTCCCGGCCGCGCACGTTCTCAGTGCGGGCGAAGGCGATCTTGTCGCTGGGCACGCCGCTGAAGGTGAATTGCAGCTTGGGCATCTCGCCCGGCGTGTTCGTCACCGAGCCCACCTGGCCCAGGCCCCAGGTGCCCAGGTAGGTGGTGCCGTTGATCACCAGATCCAGCCGGGTCATGTTCAGGGCCAGCATGCCGCCGTCCAGATCGAACTCGGCCAGCAGCACCGGCGAGAGCGCGCCCGCCGCCACGGCCGCCTGGCCGTTGCTGCTCAAGGTGCGCATGGGTCAGGCCTCCACCAGCGAGACCAGCGGGCCCTGGAACACCATGCCCGGCTCCCAGTCGATCGGCACACCCTGGCCATCCACCAGGCGGAAGTCCACCGTGGGCTTGTCCCAGCTCACCGCCGCGCCGCTGCTCATCGCCACCCTGGCACGGGGCCAGATTTCCACGCTGATGAGCACCCCGCCGGCGTTGGCCGTGTAGTCCGCCATCACGCGGCTCACCTGCCCGCCCAGACCGATCACATCCCCCGCTTTCAGCGTGGCATACGGGGTGCTCAGGATGTGCACCGCGTTCGCCAACTGCGGCACATCAGCGTTCAATGTGGGCGTGCCGCGCATAGTGCCGCGCGGCTCAGGCCTGGCCAGGTTCCACAGGCTTACCAGGTTCACCCGGCCATGCAGGCGCTCGAAGAACGCCTCCATGTCCGCACCCTTGCCCTCATCACGAGATGGTGGCATCTCCATCTGGCAAGTCCAGAACTCGCCAAGCAGATCCAGCGCCTGGCTTTGCCCACTGTAGTAGCCCGTGAAGGCGCGTTCGTTGGCCATCACCTGCATGCGGAAGCGCCGCGGCTGCCACGCGCTGGGCCAGGTGTAGGTGGTCATGCTGGGGCTCCTTCACGCAGGCGGCGGTAGATGCGCGCCTCCAGGTTGGCGTTGGCCGCCTTGATGGCCGCCGCCACCTGCCCGGCGCTCACGCCCTGGCCGATGTTGTAGGTGTCGTTGCTGATCACCGTGCCGGCACCGCCCGCGCCGCCCGCCGTGAGCGGCCGCACGTAGCCGCTGCGCTTGCCACTCAGCAGGAACTCGCGGCCACCGTACTCCAGCAGCTCGGGCGTGCCCTGCTCGTTCACCTCGTACATCTTGCCCGGCGAGGTGGGGCCACCGCTGGCGCGGCCGCCGCCGAAGAACGCCAGCACCGTGCCCAGGATGTTGCTGCCGCTGCTGCCACCCTTGGCGCCGCCGAACAGCGCGCCCATGATGTCCGCCGCCAGGCTCTCGGCGATCATCCGCTTGATCAAGTTCCCGAAGGCCTTGCCGATGTCGTCGAAGTTGCCCGAGAGCGCCTGGAACAGCGTGTCACCCAGGGCATCCTGCAGGCGCTCCTGGCCGCGCTTGGCGAAGTCATCGATGGTGTCGACCGTCTTCTCCGCGTAGGCGGCCACGGTGTCATAGGCCTCCTTCTCGCTCTTGAGAAAGTCCGCCTTGTATTGCTCCTTCGCGTCCAGGATGGCGCCGAAGCTCTCCACCGCCAGCTTCTCGCTCTCGGCGTAGACCGCCTTTTCGCTGCGCAGGAAATCAGCCCGGTACTGGGCCGCCGCATCGCGGATGGCGCCCAGGCCGGGGCCCTTGGAACCGCCGCCACCACCGCCCAGATCGGGCAGGCCGGGCGCCGCCGAGCCGCCCGGGTTCACCGAGCCCCGACCCGCGCCGGCGCCGGTGGCGTTGGCCGCGTTGCGGTAGGCCGTGACGAAGGCATCCAGCTTCTTGCGCTGCTCCTCCAGGTTCTTCACCCGGCCGGCGCCATACAAACCCGAGGCGCTTTCCTCCCCGCGCCGGATGCGGCCGAGCGTGGCGTCCACCTCGTCCAGCTTCTGGCGGTAGAAGTCCAGCCCCTCCTGGGCACTCTTGAACTCGTTGCCCTTGAAGAACTCGGCGGTGGCGCTCAGCAGCCCCGGCCCATTGTTCAGCTCGCGGAACAGCACCAGCATGTCGTTGAGTGCCGGGATCAGATCACCAGCCACGCCGCGCACGATGTTGGCAATGTTGGTCTGGAAGGCGAACAGCGCCTTGTTCAGCCGCTCAGCCTCACGCGCCTGCTCGCTGGTCACCGTGGCGTTCAGCCGCCCCTGCTCGGCCAGATCCTTCAGGTACGGCCCGGCCTCTCTGATGCTCTTGCCGAACAAATCCTGAACAATCCGGGCCTTGTTGCCATCGTCCGCGTAGATCGAGAGCGCCACTGCCACCTGGCGCAAGGCCTCGGCGGGGTCCAGCTTCTTCAGCTCGGCGGTGTTCAGGCCGATGGTCTTGAGCGCCAGGCTGACCCCGTTTTTGCCGTCCGCCTCTTTCAGGCCGGCATTGAACTTCACCAGGATGCCTGCCACATCGTCCAGCGTGCCGCCGTTGCGGCGGGCCACATCCTCGAGCGCGCTCAGGTTCTCTACCGTGGCGCCGGTGGCGTCTGACACATCGTTCAGCGCATCCAGCGAATCCACCGTGGCGCGGGTGAAGGCCGTGATGGCCGCCGTGCTGAAGCCGCTGACAATGCCCACGCCCAGGCCGCTGGCCAGCGAGCTGAGCTTGCCCCAGCGCGCCTCAATGCCTGCCGCCGTCTTGGCCGCGATGCGCTCGGCCTTATCCATGCCCTCCTGGAGCTTGGCCAGCCGGGCCTCGAGGTCGATCGATAGGGTGGCCAGTGCCATGTCAGCCTTCCAGTTCTGCCGCGCCGCGTTGCGGCGGGCGCCATGCGTTGATCACGCTCAGGTGGTGCATCAGGGTGTCCACATCGGCCACGCCCAGCCAGGCGGCCACCAGGGGCAGGCCGGCCCAATCCATGCCGCCGCTGCCGTTGGCCAGCGCGGCCCACACGCGGCGCGCGATGGCTTGCTCTGCCGTCAGTTCAGGCGGTGCCTCGCCCTCGTACTGGATGCCGGCCTGCGCGGCGTCCAGCAGGGCCCTCAGTTTTTTGCCTGCTCCTGGCGGCGCTGCAGGTAATCCGCCTGGATGCGGCGCACCTCCATGGCCACGGCTGCCGTCAGCTCCGCGCGGTCAGCCACGTAGGCGGCCCACAGGGCGGGGTCAAAGTCGGCCACCTGGTCGCTGCCCAGCTCGGGGCCCAGCAGATCGGCCTCCGTGAAGCCGTCCCACCCCACCACCTGGGCGGTGGCCGCCTCCAGTGCGGTGCGGCCACGCTCGGTGATCATCTCCACCTCGGTGGGCCGCAGGATCTGCACGCGCTGGCCGGTGCCCTCGATGGCAAACCAGCTCAGCCGCGCCGCGCGCAGCTGGCTGATCAACCGCTCAGCCGGGCTCATCAAGCCGCGCCTTCCTGCAGGAAGCGCTTCACGGTGACGGTGAAGCCGCCGGTGCCCACGCCGCCCACGCTCACGTTCTCATTGGGGATGCTGGGCGCGCCGCGGAAGACACGCACCGAGCCGTCCTTCAGCGTGATGCGGAACACCTTGTCCAGCCCCGCGCGGGCAGCAGCCACCACAGCGGCCATGCCGGCGCCGTTGACGGTCTCTTTCTTGATGGCGATCGTCACCGTCTGCGCGTTCAGCGGGCCCACCTCCTGCTGCTTGATGTTGTCCAGCAGCACCGAGGTGTCGATGAAATCCGCGTCACCGCCGCCCACCTGGTATTCGGTGGCCGGGGTGATGGTGGTGAAGGCCGAGACCGGCGTGAAGGTGCCGGCCGTGAACGTGCCGTAGTTGGTGGTGTCCAGCCCCTCCAGGTTGAAGGTGTTGGTGGCCACCGTGCCCAGGCGGATGGCCTGGCCCAGCAGCTCGTCCATGCCGGTCACGGTGTCGAAGTAGCCCACGCTCTTGGTGAGCAGGCCGTGGGCGGTGCTGGTGGCATCGCCAGGGTTGGCCTTGCTCACAGCGGTGACGGTTTTGGCAGAGCCTTCGGTGGTGCCGATTTCGACACGCACGCCACGGCCGATGACGTAAGTCATGGTGGTTTCCTTTCAGGGCAAAAAAAAAGCCGGCGTGCGGGCCGGCTGGGATGGGGGAACGGTTGGCGGGGCGGCTACTGGGCCACCCACTCGAAGGTGAGCACGTAGGCATCCAGATCGAGCTCGCCGTCATAGCCGCCGAGCTGGCTGCTCTTCCACGCGGCGAGGCTGGGCGTGGCGGTTTCGTGGGCGGTGATGGCCGCCTCTACCTGCACGGCCACGGCCAGTGCGCCGGCGGCTGTCTTGTCCCAGCACTCCACGGTGATCTGGGCAGAGTCCATCGTGTCGGCGCCGTAGAGCACGCCGTCACGGGCGTGGGTGGTGGTGAACACCACGTAGGGCAGCGCCACGCCGGGCGGCACCGCGTTCTCTGAAATGCGCGTGCCCACCAGGGTGGTGAGCGCGGCATGCGCGGCCAGCGCGGCGCGAAAGTCGGTTTCAACGCTCACAGCTGCACATCCCTTCCGCCGTTCAGCTTCTGGATCTGGGGGCCGATCTTCTGCAGGAACACGGCCAGCGCCTGGGCCAGCTTGGCGCCGGCCGGCTGCAGGAAGGAACGCGCCGCCATCTTGGCCGTGCCGAACTCCAGGAACCGCCAATAGAACGGGTCGCGGGTGCTGCGCGCCCCACGCGCCGGGCCCTTGGCCGGGCGCACGTTGACGAACACACCCACATCGCCCCGCCTGCGCGCCTGCTTGCTGGTGCGCACGGTGATGGCGCCACGCACGGTGCCCGCCTTGCGGTAGGGCGCGCTGCGCGCTGAGGTGTTCAGCACCGGCGCGGCAGCGCGGGCAGCATCACGCACCACACGCGCACCGGCCGCCAGCGCGTTGCGCAGCGCACGGCGCCGCAGCTTGGGCACGATGCCCCGCAGCGCGGCGCGCAGGTCGGGCAGGCCCTGCACCTTGGCTTCAGCGGGCATCACGCACCCCGCTGGCACACATGAGCTCCAGCCACTCCAGGCCGGCATCGGGCTCGAGCACGCTGATGATTTCGTAAGGGTCACCGCGCCACACCACGCGCATGCCGCTGGTGATGCCGGCGAAGTAGCGGATGGTCACGCGCAGGCTGATGCTGCCCTGCAGCTGGCCGGCAGCGAACCACTCGCGGCCGGTGAGCGGCTCGCACTTGGCGCGGCAGGTGCGGGTATCCGCCCAGCTCTCCACCGTCTGGCCGTGGCCGTCCACCGTGCTGCCCCGCGTCTGCAGGGTGATCTGGTGCGGCAGGTTACGGCAGCGCATGGATCAATGCCCCACCACGCGGTAGGCGTCCAGCAGGCCATCCACAAAGCCGGGCTTGGCGAGCTGGCCGCGCATCACCTCCACGCTCTCGCCGCGCAGCTCGTACATGCCGCGGATTCGCATGAGCATCCAGTGCTTGAGGCTTTCTGGCACGGCCGAGCCGGCTGCACCGTAGCCCGCCGTGTAGTTGATGCGCACACTGGCAATCTGGTATTGCACCTGGGGCCACACCTGCCCGAAGGCCAGGGCCACGCGGCCGGGTTGGCTGGCGGTGTCCACCGTGTACAGCGCGGCATCAGCCGTCTGCCAGGCGCCCGCGCTGTCCAGGTACTGCACGCTCTCCACGCTGGCCAGGGGCGCGTGCTCCAGATCGATGGGGCCGCAGCCGAAGCTGTCCAGCGTGCGGCGCCACTGCTGGGTGATGAGCGCGCGGCCGGTGAGGTGCTCGCAGGCCTGGCGGGCGGCGGGGATGAGCACGTTGGCAATGAGCTCGTCATCAGCCGTCACATCCGCCTCCACCTGGCAAAAGGTCTTCACCTCGGCCAGGGTCAGGGGCTCCGCGCTGGGCGCGGTGGTCAGCGTGTAGCTCATGGCGGCGGCTCAGTTGTTGGAATGGGGGCCGGGCAGCAATGCCGCCCGGCGGGTGGCCTTAGACCACCTGGACCACGGTGGCCGGGTTGCTGTCCGAGGCCGGGGCGTAGCGCGGGCCGATGCCGTACAGCTGGGCAGAGACCAGCGAGGCGGCGGTGCCCACGATGATCTTCATGCGAACGCAGTCGTAACCGCCTTCCACATCCAGATCCGACACACGCAGGTTGATGATGGCCTGCTTGTCATCGCCCGAGGCTTTGACGATCTGCGTCAGGGACTTGCCGGCGATGTTCTTCACCCCGGTGGCCGAGGTGTCGGTGGCCTGCTGCAGCGAGAAGTCCACCGTGGCGCTGGCGCCCAGCACGCCCGTTTGGATCACGGCCATGATGGTGTGGAACTTGGAGACATCCACGCAGGTGGTGTTGACGGTCGATGCAGCTTGGGACTGCGGCGAGTGCGATTGCAGGAGGGCGATGGCCTCCGAGGGCTTGACGTTCGGGAACATGGTGATTTCCTTTCAGGGGATGGGGTGTGCATGCGGCCCGGGCTGAGCCGGGCCGCTTCAGGGAGCGCCGATCAGCGAGCGCCCAGGCGCACGAACGGGCTCAGCGTGTTGCTGCCCTTGGCCGGCGTGATCGCGGCCTTCTGCTTGGGGCCACCGCCCAGGCGGAAGGTGGCGCGGAAGGCGGTCACGTCTGCATCGAAGAACAGGTGCATCGAGGTGGCGGTCTGGATGCCGCCGGCCTTGGTGAGCGTGCGGTAGGCCTTGAAATCGTGCAGTTGCACGTCCCCCGCAGCGCTGAAGGTCTCTGCATGCTGGCTGACCATGATCGGGCGGCCGAGCAGGGTGCCGTATGGGTTGCCCTGGATGCCGCCCACAGCGCCGGTTGCCGGCAAGTAGATCGGGTAGTTGCCGAGCGTCAGCGTGAACAGCGCAGGCAGCACATCCTGGTTGATGACCCACATCGCGCGGCCGAATGAGCCGGGGCTCAGGCGCGCCACCATCTTGGCAACATTGAGTGCCTGCAGGGTGTTGGCGGCCTGGCCCGATTCCTTCGCCACCTCGATGATGGCCGGGCTGTTCATCATGCCCATCAGCTGGCCGGCAGCCGTGCCAGTGAAGATGGCCTCGTTGCTCTTCCAGCGGATGCTGTCGGCCACCTTGCCCGGCAGGTAGCTCATCAGCGACGAATCGTCCTCGAGCAGTTCGTCCGTCATGGGCACGATGGCAATCAGCTTGTCCATGCGCAGGCTGGCGGTGCCCAGCTTGGGCTTGGTCTGCGTTCCTGCCGTGCCCTCCGAAGCCCAGTAAGCGCGCACGCCGTCCGTGCCCCAGGGGGTGGTTTCGTCCTGCGGCCAGGTCATCGCGTTGCGGCGCGTCTCGGTGTTGTCGGTCAGCGGGATCAGCGATTCTTCGGTCTGCGAAAGCGTCCAGATGTCTGAACTGAAGTCCGGCGGGATGGCAAAGCCGCCATCCGCACCCACGCCCTCGTTGCCGAAGGTGGTGGGCGCGGCTGCGCCGATGACCAGCCGGCTGTCAGGCTCGCGCCCTTCCATGCCGGCAGCCTTGACGGCCACTGCGAACTCGCCGAAGGTCTTGAAACCGCGCTTGGGGTCATCCGCCAGGTTGGTCTTGGTGGCGGTGATCTTGGCGTTGGCGCCCAACTCGACGCTGGTGCCCAGGCCGGCCTCCAGATCGGCCATGGCCTCCATGTTGTTGATCTGCGCCTGCACTTGCTGTGCAGCGCTGATATGCGCCTCAAACGCAGATTGCTCTTCGGCGCTGAGGGTGTCGCGGCCTTCGGCTGCGGCCTTGTCGGTGATGCCCCGGGCCTGGCCCAGGACGGTGGCCAGCTTGGCCTTGAGTGCACGGATGTTCATGATGGGTTCCTTCTTCAGAGGGTCCAGAAACGACGAAGCCCGCCGAGCTGTGAAGCCGGGCGGGCCGTAGGGGGTGGCACCGTGGGGTGCCTGTTGGGGCGGTGCGCCGATGGGCGCGGGTTGAAACGGGTCTAGCTGCGGGCGTTCTCGATGGCGGCCAGGATCTGCGCGTCACCTGGGGTGATCACGTTCTGGGTCTGGCTGGCGTCCACATAGCCGCCCACCTGGTTGGCACCCTTGGCGCTGGTGGGCAGGATGCGGTAATACATGCGGCCGGGGTTGCCGCCGAACTGGATGGCTGAGAAGACCGGGCTGTCTTTCTCGAGGTTGCTGATCGGTGCGGCCAGGCGGTGCGGGTGGCCCTTGTCGAACAGCGTGGGGTAGAAGCTCATGCCGTGGCAGGCGATGGGCGGCGCGGTGCCGGCCATCTCGTACACGAACGGCGCCACATCGATATCACTCACCGGTGCGCGGCAGGTGCCGCCGGGCACGCCGGGCACGTAGACCCACATCACCGAATCGGTGGCGCTCTGGTGCGGCACGCCCTTGGCGTCGAAGCAGCCCTCACCACCCGAGTGCGCGTTGTCGCACTTGATGATCAGGATGGTGTTCTGCTCCCACCCGCGTGCGATCAGCTCGGTGCGCAGGGTGTCTATGCAATCGTCAACGGCCAGCGCGGTGCGCAGCGCCTCGGTGTGGCCCAGGCGGGCGGCCGTCACCGCATCCTCATCCCACGGCACGGTGGCCACGGCCTGGCTCCAGGAGCCGTGGCCCATGGTGGTGAGGTCGACGCCGAAGCTGGCATCCTCGGTCAGCGTCACCGCGGTGTTGGCGTAGCGGGCGGGTGGGATGGCCACGCCCCCGCTGTCCTGGTGGGTGCCCTTGGTGGCCAGGATCAGGCTCCAGGGCCGGCCAGCGGGCACGCTGTCGAAGAACTCCACGCAGCGCAGGCGCTCCACGTCCACCGCGTAGTCGGTGCCGGCGGCGTTGGTGTCGGCCGTGCCGTGGGTCATGCGGATGGTGCCGTCAGCCTGCAGCTCTTCCCAGTCGAAGTAATTCGGCGCGCCCCACTGGCCGGCCATGTAGTGCACGCCCGGGTGCTTCCACGGCAGCTCGCCAAAGCCGCCGTTGCCGTTCTCGCCGAGGCCGTTGTAAATCTTGCCAATGAACCCGTTCCAGTACCCGGCCCGCTCCAGGATCACCGGGATGGTGTTGTTGAGTGCGCCGCTGGCCACGTAGCGGGTGCCGCTGCCGTTGTGCACCGCATCGTGGCGCTCCACGCGCCAGCCGGTGTAGGTGGCGGCGCGGCCAGGGAAGCACAGCGGCGTGTTGACGCTGGCACACGGGTAGTAGGTGCCGCGTGCCGCGTAGTTGAGCTGGAACTTGGGCATGGCCCGCAGCGTGTCGCGGTACCAGTCATCACCATTGATGATGATGAAGTTCCACGGCTTGCCGTTGGCGGCAACCAGTGGCGGGGTGTAGCCGGCGATGGGCATGATCAGAGGCCGGATTGGCCGGTGACGGTGTACGAATCAGCGGCCACCACCGGCAGCACCTCGATGGTGGCGTGCTGCGCTGCCGTGCTGAACTTGCTGGATTGCGCGTTCACCGTGGCGCCGCTGGCGGCGATGGTGCATTTGCCCGCGCCGATCTGGGTGACCCGGCACTGGAAGCCCACCGGCAGGCCGGCCGGCAGCGTGAGGGTGATGGTGCTGGCCGAGTTGCCGAGCAGCAGCACGCCATCATCCGCAGCGGTGAGGGCACGCGATGCGGTCACCTCGCTCTTGGGCCGGTCTGGCACCGCGAAGCTGACCCAGCTGGCCGCATCGCAGAAGGCCGGCGCGCCGCCGCGCCTGTCGGTGCAGATGTACAGCTTGTTCTGATAGGCCGGGCCGGCTGCCGGGCGGTTGGCGTAGAGGCCATACAGCACCGCCGCGCCGCTGGGCACGGATTGGCTGCCGCCATCGGGCACCTCGAGGTACAGCTGGCCGGTGGCCACCAGGGGGTCGCCCTTGCTGGCGGGCAGATCCAGCCAGCCCTGCGGGTAGTCAACCCCGCCAGATCGAAAGGCGGTGGGGGCGTAGTAGCGCATGCGTGGGGCCTTCGCTCTCAAGTGGTGATGATGTTGTCAGTGACAAAGAGCGCCACCGTGGCCTCTACCTGCCCGGCCGCTGCGGCCAGCGTGCCGCGCAGACGCAGGGTGTAGGTGGTGGTGGGCTTGCCGGCGCTGAGCACGAAGCCCACGGTATGCCCATCACCCTGCACCACCGGCGTGCCGGCAGTGAGCGCGGGCGTGGTGGCCGGCTCGATCACCACCGCCGCCACGCTGGCCAGGCTCTCGCCCACCTCCAACAGGGGGGCGAAGTCCACGGTGTACGGCAGGCTGTCGAAGCTGCGCTTGGTGAGGGGGAGGCTCATGTCAGGTCTTCCGCAATCCAGCCGCGCTCGCGCGCCTGCAGGGCAAAGGCCCGCGCCCGCGCTGCCTGGGCAAAGGCCCGCCCGCGCGCCGCCGCCAGCACGGTGGCGTGCCGCTCGCGCTGCACCTCCACCCAGGCCCGGCCACGCGCCGCCGCCTGGCCGAACTGCTGCCGCGCCGGCAGGTTGTCGTAATCCACCGGCGGCGCGGGGCGCGGCGCCAGCAGGAGGATGAGCAGGGTGGTGTACATGCGCGCTCGCCTCAGAACAGGGGCAGCCGGTGCAGCTCGGTGCCGGTGTTGCGCAGGCTGTAGAGCCACTTCAGGGTGTCGGTGCCGTCATAGTCCTTCACCCAGATCTTGCGGCCCAGCACGGCGGCGCCGTCTGCGTAGAGGTTGGTGGCCAGGGCTTCCATGTAGTTGCCCCGCACGCTGAACTTGAAGAAGCGGTTGGTGGCGTCTTTGCGGATGTAGATGTAGCGGCCCGACCAATCAGCCGATGAGCCGGTGGTGAAGGTCTCGGTGGCGCCGGGGTAGGCCAGGGCCAGCCAGGCGCCGGCACCGGCGGTGCCGCCCGCGATGTCGTAACGGTCAATCACGGTGGATGCGCCGCCGCGCACGCTGTAGAGGTACCGGCCATCCTTGATGTTAGCCTCCAGCGCCCAGTTGGCGTCACCGGTCTTGCCCACCCAGTTCAGCGATGCGCCGGCAGCAGCGGCAGCTGCGCGGGCGGTGGTGGGGGCCAGCGTGGTCCAGGTGTTGGCGCTGCGGCTGTAGCGGTACATGGTGACCGCGTTGTTGCCCACCAGGTAGATGTGGTCCTGGTTGCTCTCGATGGCGTAGACGCTGGTGGCATCCGGCGTCACCGTCCATGCGGCGCTGACGGTCAGCACCGTGCCGGTGTTGGTGGCGATGGTGCGGATCTGCCCGATGCCGGTGCCGGCGGTGATGCGCACCTGCGAGTTGCACCACTGGTTCGTGGCCCAGGCCTTGGCCGAGTTGGTGAGCGTGGTGGATGTGCCCGAGGTGGCGGTGCCGGTGGCGAACTGGCTGATGCCGGCGGTGCAGCACATCACCCCATCGGTGCCCCAGGTGGCGGGCAGGCCGGTGATGGTCAGGCTGGTCCAGGTGGCAGTCAGTACGTCATAGCTGCGGAAGCTGCTCGCCGCCAGGGTGCCGGCACCCAGCACGTAGAAGGTGCTGACCGAGACAATGAAGGTATCCGTATTGGCCACCGCCGCGCCGAGGGCGGCGAACTGGATGGTGCTGGTGCCGCCGGGCACGATGATGGCGCCGGTGATGGTGGCCTCTACCCCCGCGTTGGCGCCGGTGAGGAACCGCACGGTGCGGCCGATGCAGATGCCGGTGATGGCGGCGGTGGTGGTGGCCGTGGTGGTGCTGCCGCCGTTGGCGGTGACGGTGTTGCTCCACCGCGATGAGGTGCCGCAGGCACCCGCGCCAAAGGTGCCGGACAGCGCGGGGCTGGCGATCTGCACCCAGGCATCTTCATCGTGGTGGTACAGGTAGGCCGAGGTGTTGCTGGTGATGTACAGCGCCAGGTTGGCCACATCGTTCTGATCGAACACCACGAACATGGCCGCCGCAGAGGCCACGGGCGCGGGCGTCATGAACTGCCATTCCTTGCGGTGCAGTACAGGCTTGTTGTTTTGGGTGGCCATGGGTCTACCCGATCATGTTGGCAATGTTGGCCTGCGCTGCGAGGTTCATCAGCGAGGGGATGTGCGGGCCGGCTTGCATGCCGCCCATGGCTGTCTGGTTGGCCAGGGCGGTGACGGTGGAGACCGTGGTCAGCGTGCCGCCCAGGGAGTTGATGCGCAGGGCACCATCGGTGCCGCGCGCAGACATCAGCGGGGCCAGCGCCTGGCGGATGTCGGAGAGCATCTCCAGATCGTCCACCGACAAGGTGACGGCCATGGATTCATCACGCGCTTTCTGCCCCAGCGTCTTGGGCAGCGTGTCCATGATGCCGAAGGTGGTGTCAATCTGCAGCGCGGTGGTGTCGGCAATGCCCAGGTTGGTGAGCACCACATTGAAGTAGTTGCCGGGCAGCAGCACGTTCTGGCACAGCGGCTGGTTGGCCAGGCGCGTGAGCGTGGTGCTCTCGGTGAGCTTGGTGCCGGCGGCGTCTATGTACTGGTTGATCGTCAGCGTGTAGGGCTGATCACACACCACCTGGATCTGCGCGGCCTGCAGGTTCTGCACGGTCTCGATCGTGCCGGTGAACTTGGCATTGGCGGCCAGCTGCGCGGTGGTGTTGTTGCCGGTGCTGGCCGGGTAGTACAGCGAGCGCAGCGCGGTGGGCACATCGGCGGCGCGCAGTTGGGCATCGGTGAGCGGGCCGCTCACGGGCAGCGCGGTGGCGCGCATCTGCGCATCGGTCACCGGGCCCGAGACCGGCACCGCCGTGGCACGCAGCTGGCCATCGGTGAGCGGGCCGCTGACCGGCAGCGCGGTGGCGCGCAGCTCGCCATCCGTCAGCCCGCCGGTGTTGGCCTGGATGGTCTCCAGTGCGGCCAGCGTGGGGGCATCGAGCGCCAGGGTGCCGCTGACCGGCACCGCCGTGGCGCGCAGTTGGCCATCGGTCAACGGGCCCGACACGGGCAGCGCGGTGGCGCGCATCTGCGCATCGGTCACCGGGCCGCTCACCGGCACCGCCGTGGCGCGCAGCTGGGCGTCCGTCAGCGGCGTGAGGTCGCTGCCATCGGGCGCGGTGAGGATGCTGCGCGGGTACTTGACCCCCGCAATCTCCTTGGCCGCCAGGATGATGGTGGCCAGCGCCGCGTCCAGCGCGGTGAGGTTGTCGGCCACCTATCAGCCCCCTTGGAGCGCCAGCTGGTTGCGGGCGTTGGCCAGCGCGTTGCGCCCGGCCGGCTTGGCGCCGTTGCGGCGCATCTGGTGCACCACCTCGGCAAAGGTCTTGATGCCGTCCACCATCTTCTCGGCCAGCGCGGCCTCGGCGCCGAGCACACGGCCCTGGCCCATGCCGCTGCGCACCGCGTCGATCGGCACGCCGCGCCCCTTGGCCACGGCCTTGGTGAAGGCGGCGTAATACTCGTCCGTGCGGCCCTGCAGGAAGGCGCGGGCATCTTCGCTCAGGGGCTCGTAGGGGTTGCCCTCCACCTTGTGCTTGCCCGAGCTGATGAGCGTCACCTTCACGCCTTGCTCGGCCATGGCGGCAGACCAATCCTCGTGGGCCATCCACACGCCGATGCTGCCTGCCTCGCCGCCCGGGGTGACGTAAACCTCACCGGCCTGCGCCGCCAGCCAGTAGCCGGCGGATGCCGCCAGGCTGTTGACGCTGGCCACCACCGGCTTCACCTTGCGGGCGGCGGCGATCTGGTCGCCCAGCTCTTGCACCCCGTACACGCTGCCGCCGGGGCTGTCCACATCGATGAGGATCTGGCCCACGGTCTCGTCGGCCATGGCGGCATCGAGCGCGGCGCCGAACTGCTGCGTAGAGGTGCCGCCGCACCACTCGGTCATCATGCCGGCGCGTTGCACGATGGTGCCGTGCAGCGGCAGCACGGCGATGCCGCCACCGTTGCCGGCCATGGCCTGCACATCGCGGCGGCGGGCCTCGAAGGCGCTGATGTGCTCGCCGCCGTTGATCGGGCCTTCATCTTCCATGGCGCGGTAGGCGGGCGATCCGCCGGCCAGCTTGGCAGCCAGCACGCGCACATGCGCCTGCAGCACCTCGCGGCGCAGCGCCCAGGGGGTATTGAGCCACTCCGCGAGGATGGCGTGGTAGCGGTCCATGGGGGTCAACCTTTCAGTTCATGGCTGCCGGTGAGGGCCAGCCGGGTGAGGCGCGCCAGGGCGAGCTGCTCGTAATTCGCCAGGAGCGTGTCAGGCCCCAGGTCCGCCATGGCCAGGCAGTAGTCATCTGCGGCCTGCTGGGTGACTCCCAGCACCTCGGCCACAAACTCGGCATGCCGGGTGTACACACCCGCCAACGCCTCGCCACCGCCAGCCCGCTTCGCTTTGGTGACTTCGGCCAGCTCTTTGCGCATCAGGCGCTCAGCCGCCGAGCTGGCCAGCGCCAGGGCGCGCTCGCTGGCGCGGGCGATGATGGGCGCGGCGGCCAGGGCATCGGCCGGCTCGGTATCGTCTTCGGTGTCGTCTTCAACCGGCGCTGGCAGGGTCTTGGTGGGCGCGGGCTTGTCGCTGAGCTCGCGCTCATTGGTGGGCACCAGCGGCTCGCTCAGGCCGGGCAACGGGTTGTAACCCTCGATTTCGCGGGCCTCGTTGCGGGTGAGGATGCCGGCGGTGACCATGCGGCTCAGGTATTCGCTGCGGGTCTTGCTGTCGGCATTGAGCAGCGGGCTGAAGCCGAAGCACGGCTCCAGATCCTCCACGCCCTCGCCCAGCAGATCGAACAGCAGCGAGCTGGCCCAGTTGCTGGTCCACGGAAGCATGGTGTCCTGCCAGAACTCCAGGCCCTGCTGCTCAATGTTGTTGTTGGTGCTGCGGCTCAGGTCACCGATCTTGTGCGGCGGGATGCGGAAGATGCGGGCAATGTCGCTGATGCTCAGCTTGCGGGTCTCGATGAACTGGGCATCGGCGTTCGTCATGCCCACTTCGTGCCACTTCATGCCCTCATCGAGCACCAGGCTCTTGCCCCGGTTGGCGCCGGCCTGCTGCTCCTGCAGCTGGCTGCGAAAGCTGCGCTTGGCTTCCTTGTCTTTGAACTTGCCGGGGAACTCCACCCAGCCGCTGGTGGGCCGGGCATCGTTGGCGAAGAAGCGGTTGGCGTAGGTCTCGGCAGCGATGGCGCCACCGATCGATTCCCGGCAGACTTCAATCGGGTTCAGGCCCATGATGCCGTCATCGCTCAGGGCCTTGAGGTGCCACACCTGGTCACGGCGCAGCACTTCATCACTGCCGTTGCGCAGCTTGTGGCGGTAGCGCCAGCTGCCGTT